CAAGGCAAAGTATCTCAGAGCGTTTGCAGTAGTGCCAATCAGGGCAATCAAAGACGCCAGGATGACAGCCAAAACGCTTCGAGTGCTCATAGCTTTCTGCAGCTACGCCGATCACATGGGTAGAACATTCGTAAGCCAAGAGCGCATCGGACAAGACATCGGCAGCAGAAGAACTGCTGTCGGTTATCACGTCAGACGCCTCAGAAACCTCGGTTACATGGTCTACGCAAAGCCACTATGGCGAGGACAGAAGAGCACAAGCAACCGCATCGTCTTTGATCCACAGGTAAAACACGAGGAAACAATCAGATCCAGGCTGTCACCAAAACAGCAAATGGAACTAGCGGAAGCTGAAACAACAGCAAAGCAAATGCACAGGCTAGAACAAACTGGCTATAACACGCAAGCTGAACTGGACTTATCTGAGTTAAGGGAAGAATTTGAGTGTTTGACGAGAGACTTTTTCACAGCAGCATTAGCCAAGGGATGGCGAATCAAACCCGAAGCGATCGATCGAGCTAAGATAATGCTGGCCACGCAAGCCCTGGAGCTGCTGAGCGAGCCACACAGCGACGAAAGGGCAGCTTGATGACCACACCTAGCCTAGCGATACCTAACAGCACTCAGCGCCCCGCATATGTGCAAGATCGCATAATATCTATTATGTTAAATAAATGCCCTTGATTTCATTGATCTTTCGCCTGGAGGTTGAGCTGCCGGTCAAGAATCTGGCAAAATCGACCCCTTTCCCCCCCGCCTCGCGCGTCTTATGTACATACCCCCACGAAACTATTTTCCGAAAAACCATGAAAGGAACTTCTTATGCCTAAATCTAAACCTGGACTGTATTCCAATATTCAAGCGAAGCGTAAGCGTATAGCTTCTGGCAGTGACGAGAAGATGCGTAAGCCTGGCAGCAAGGGTGCGCCTACTGATGCTGCATTTAAGAAGGCTGCATTGACGCGTATGAAGAAGAAGTGATTAGCTGGCACGTTTATCCTGATGGATTGAGGATATGGCGTGATGGTGAGTTGATTGCTGTGATAGAGCATGATTTGTTTCCCCAGCTTATTGAGCAGTTAGCCAGGGGTTTGCTGGATAAGTCTCGCGGTGATTAACTATTGTGGTATTGCTTTGTTTGTAATATCGTTATTGAACTTGCAACGCTGTATAGGAGGAAATAATGTCTAAGCGTTTTAGTGTTGTGCAAGCCAAGGAAGTGCCTGGTCGGGATAAGCCGGTTTGGTTACGTCATGGGATTGCTTTTCAGAATGACAAGGGTATCAGCATTAAGCTGGAGGGATTGCCGCTTCCGAATAAGGAGGGTGAGGTCTGGCTGAAGCTATTTGAAGATGATGGCTCACGTTCTCAGCAACCTTCTCGTGCCGATACGGATACGGGCGGCGATAGCATACCGTTCTGATGTCACGCAAAAAAGAGGATAAGATAAAACCTATCCCGCCGGTTGGTCGGTTTGGCGGTGCGCGTTTGTTGCAGCGTCGAATTGGCCGCTCGGAGACATTGGCTCAGAACAAAGAGGCTGTAGCTACTGAGCTGATAGCAATGGGTACGGCTCGTATTACTGACATCATTGATCTGCATAGTGGCCAGGTAAAGCCTTTGGAGGATATTCCTGATGAGGCTTTAGCTTCAATCAAGAAGGTGACTGTTGGCCAGCATGGTACGACGATTGAGATGTTTGATAAGGTAAGTGTTCTGCGCGTGTTGGCTAAGGCTAGTGGCTTGCTCGATGTGGAGAAGAACGTGGACAAGCCTTCGATTGTTGGGATCAACATGAAGGGGCCAGAAGTCACGACAACGTATGAGGCAGATGATGACTGATCTTCCCAGCATGAACTTGGATTTCTCCAAGTCTGCAACGGTTTGGAAGTTTCTACACGATAAATCTTTTGTTCGCGGCCTGATGGGGCCGGTTGGATCTGGGAAGTCATACGGCTGCGCTGCTGAAATAATGCTCAAGGCTGTTCAGCAAAAGCCCTCGCCGCGTGATGGCATTCGGTATTCTCGGTTTGTGATCGTGCGCAATACCTATCCAGAGCTAAGAACAACAACGATCAAGACATGGCAAGAGCTATTCCCAGAGGATGTATGGGGTGCAATGCGCTGGCAACCGCCTATCACGCATCATCTAAAGCTGCCTTCGAGGGAAGGTGCGCCTGGTATAGACTGCGAAGTTATCTTCATGGCTCTTTCTACGCCGCAAGATGTTCGTAAGCTGCTGTCGCTGGAGCTAACGGGGGCATGGGTAAACGAGGCCCGCGAGCTGCCGAAGGCTGTGATCGACGGGCTGACGCACCGTGTTGGCCGTTATCCTACGCAATCAGATGGTGGCGCGTCTTGGTATGGCATTATTATGGATACCAACCCGCCTGACGCGGATCACTGGTGGCATGAACTGGCAGAGAAGAACCCTATCGGCGGTCGGTTTCCGTGGAAGTTCTACCGGCAACCTGGCGGTGTGCTGGAGGTAAGCGCTAAGGATCTGCCCGAAAACCCAGAGGCCAATGGCTTTGTGTTCTCTGGTGGCAAGTGGTGGATGGTTAATCCATCTGCTGAGAATAAGGTTCATCTGCCCAGTGGGTACTATGAGCAGCTTCTCGGCGGTAAGAATGCTGATTGGATCAGGTGCTACGCTGAAGGCAAGTACACGTTTGTGCAAGAAGGGCGTCCGGTCTGGCCTGAGTATGACGATGATATGATGTCAGGTGATGTCACTTATGATCCGCAATATCCATTGCAGATCGGCGTTGACTTTGGTTTAACACCGGCCGCTATCTTTGGGCAGCGTACATCTGGTGGCGCGTGGAAGGTTCTTGATGAGCTTGTGACGTTTGACATGGGGCTTGAGAGGTTTGGGCAAGAGCTACTGGCTAAGATCGCTGCGAGCTTTAATAAGGCTGATGTGGTGATATGGGGCGATCCCGCCGGTAACAAGCGCGACGAGATCTATGAGGTGACTGCCTTCGATCACTTGCGCTCTATTGGTTTCAAAGCATCTCCGACTGACAGCAACGCCTTCAACGTGCGCCGTGAGGCTGCTGCTGCGCCTATGAACAGGCTGGTGGGTGGTAAGCCTGGGCTAATGATAAACAAGAAATGCTTGCGAGTTCGGAAGTCTTTGGCTGGTGGTTACTTCTTCAAGCGTCAATCTCTCGGCGCTGGGCAAGAGCGGTTCAAGGATATGCCGGTAAAGAATGAGCATTCTCACTGCGGGGATGCGTTTGGCTATCTAATGCTGGGTGGCGGCGAGCAACGTCGATTGCGGCGCGGTACATACGGCAGCAGCTTTGCCGGTGGGCAGACGTTCAATGCGTCAACAGACTTCGAGATCTTCTGATGGGATTGGTTCAGCTTCCAGAGTTCCGCATGAGTCCAGACGAGCAGATCGTGCCTCTGCGATTTGAGCACTTAGCTAGAATGCGCATGACGGAAGACAACAAAGAGTACATGGAGTATATTCCCAACTACATAGATTATATTTGGGATAATTCTGAGGATGGCTGGAGCTGGGCCGGTATAGGACGCGGCAAGGTTGTCATCGCCTTTGGCATTCGGCACATCTGGCATGGATTGGCAGAGATGTGGCTTGTTCCTAGCAAGGATGTTGGAGGTCATGCGATATCACTTGTGCGCGGGGCAAGGGCTGTAACCGATACCGCTTTGCGAGATTATGGGTTAAGAAGGCTACAAATTTGCGTAAAAGTAGAAAATGATACCGCATTTAAGTTTGCCAAAGCACTACGTTTTGAGGTAGAAAGTGTTATGAGAAAGTTTGGCCCAGAGGGGGCTGACTATTACATGATGACGAGGTTTTAACATGGCGGGATTATTTGGCGGCGGCAGCAGGCCCTCAGCACCAGCTCCTACGCAAGCTCAGAAAAATGCGGAAATAGCTCAGAAAAAAGCCGAAGAGCGAGCTGAGGCTCAAGAGTCTAAGGAAATGAAGGGCGCACAGGCTCGTCGGCGCTTGCGCCGTAGCGGAGGTTTAAGGCTTTTGTTCTCTCCTGCTCGTCGTGAAGGCCCAGGTGACTTGCCAAAAGGCACTAAGCTAGGCGGCGGTCAGTAATGAAAATGAGCGCTGGCGCAAAGGCCAAGAATACTTTTAACCAAGTTAAGGCTGATATCGGCGGCAGACCATTGACTGCTATTCCTAGGGGAAAGATTACTGGCAACAGCGGCCAATCCGAAGCATCAAAAAAAGTTATGGCTGATCTGGAAAGTAAAAGCTCTAAGGATCGCAGGGAGCGCAATAAGCGCAACAAAGGGTCATCTTCAGTAAATGAAGCTGCTGCTGCCAGGCTCGCAGCAAGAAAAGCTGCCGGTCAAAAGCGCAGGAAAAAGTTTGAAGAAGAAAAGGGCAAGAAGGCCAAAAAGAAAAGGACTTTATTGCTTAACATAGAAAAGGCAAAGAAATGACACAGATAAAATCTGATTCCAGAGTTCATCATCGCGCCAAGCCCATAGAGGTTAAAGAGCCAAAGGCGGCACCGAAGGATGCACCGAAGGCCGCTCCTAAGCGAAAAGCGACCAAATCTAAAAAGTGAGCAAGGGCGATGGTAGCTAAAAAGTATCAGAATCCTGAGGGCGGATTGAATGCTGCTGGTCGCGCTTATTTCAAGCGAAAGGAGGGGTCTAATTTAAAGGCTCCTGTTAAGAAAACGCCCCCCAAGGATAGCAAGGATTTTGGTCGCAAGGTTGCATTTGCCGCTCGCTTTGCTGGCATGAAAGGCCCAATGAAAGATAAAAAGGGCAGGCCTACTAGAAAGGCTTTGGCTCTCAAGGTGTGGGGATTTGGATCTGTTGAGGCGGCTCGTAACTTTGCCCAGCGGAATAAAAAAGGATAATTAAATGGCTCGGCTGAATGTAAGAGATATTATTGAACGTGAGGCCAAGGCTCAGGCTCGCAAGGATGAGTGGCGTTCTATCTATGAAGATTGCTATGAGTTCGCTCTTCCGCAGCGAAACCTATACTCAGGCTATTATGAGGGCGGTGTAGCTGGCAAAGGTAAAATGTCTAGGGTCTTTGACTCTACAGCTATACACGCCACCCAGCGCTTTGCTAACCGCATACAAGCTGGTTTGTTTCCTCCGCAAAAAGAATGGTGTCGCCTTGAGGCAGGCACAGGCATTCCAGAGCAGCAACAACCGCAGGCTCAGGCCGCGCTCGATGCTTATACGACCCGTATGTTTGAGATCATGCGTCAGACTAACTTTGATCTAGCTATGGGTGAGTTCCTGTTGGATCTTTGCGTAGGTACTGCCGTTATGATGGTGACGCCTGGTGATGAGGTAACACCTATCCGTTTTACGCCCATCCCTCAGTATCTTGTTGCTATCGAGGAAGGCACATTCGGAAACGTCGATAACGTCTATCGCAAGTTGCGCATGAAGGCCGAAGCGATACCACAGGAGTTTCCTGACGCTGAGATAACTACAGAACTGGCTGAAGCGATAGCACAATCACCATCTAAAGAAATCGATCTGATGGATGCAGTGATCTATGACTATGAGAGAGCTATGTATTGTTATCACGTTATATGGCCAGCCAAACGGCAAGAACTTGTGTATCGCACAATGAAGTCATCTCCGTTCATTGTTGCTCGCTATATGAAGGTGGCCGGTGAGATTTACGGCCGTGGCCCATTGGTTACAGCTATCTCTGATATAAAAACTCTTAACAAAACTGTTGAGTTGGTTCTCAAGAATGCTTCTCTAGCAATCGCTGGTGTATATACAGCGGCAGATGATGGCGTTCTCAATCCGCAGAATATCAAAATACAGCCTGGATCGGTCATCGGTGTCGCTCGTAACGGTGGCCCTCAAGGTGCGTCACTGGCTCCTCTCCCTAGAGCCGGTGACTTTAATGTCAGCCAGATCGTGATGAATGATCTGCGTATGAACGTGAAGAAGATCCTGATGGATGACACGTTGCCGCCTGATAATATGTCTGCTCGATCAGCAACAGAGATTGCAGAAAGATCGCGTGAGCTTGCGACTAATCTGGGATCTGCCTTTGGCCGGTTGATAGATGAGACAATGGTTCCGATTGTATCGCGCATTCTGTTCATTATGGACCAGCAAGGCTTCATCGATCTACCTCTGAAGGTGAACGGCGTTGAGGTTAAGGTTACGCCGGTTGCGCCTCTAGCTCAGGCTCAGAAGCTACAAGAGGTAAACGACATTGTGCAGTTTATGCAGATCGCCAATGCTCTCGGCCCACAGGGTCAAGCGGCTCTGTCTATCCCGCGCATAACACAATTCATCGCAAGCAAGATGAACATAAACCAAGAACTGCTTACCACACCGGAAGAGCAGCAAATGATGATGGAACAGATGCAGCAAGCAATGATGGCAGAGCAAGGCCCACCGGCTGCAACTGATGGTGGGGCCACAATGGAGGCAATGCAATGAGTTCACCCGAAGGCTGGGAGGGATTAACCCAAGCCGTCAGTGAAACGCCAAGAGCCGACGATATAGACATCCTATATGGTAAGGTTTTCAAGAGTTCTGAGGGGCAGAAGGTTTTAAGCCATTTGCGCAACATTACGATTGAGCAACCGACTTGGCACCCTGGAGAAGATGCGAGCTTTGGTTATGCTAGGACAGGAATGGCAGAGATTGTTCGTATGATTGAAAAAAGAATAGGAAGGTCAAACAATGGCTGAAGAAGCGGCAGCAGTAGAAGCGGATGCAGATGCACCGATGATTAACGTGGCAGAACCGGAGGCACCTCAAGAGGATGCGCCTATTCCGGTTCACGAACAGCCACAGGAGGAGATGCAGTCATCTGATGATGACGATGGGCCACTAGAGCGCCCTGAGTATTACCCTGCAAAGTTTTGGGATGAGGATGGCCCTGATGTTGAGAAGCTGGCGAAAAGCTATGCAGAGCTGGAAAAAAAGTTTAAGTCGGGCAAGCATAAAGCACCGGAGCAGTATGATATATCTTCACTTGCGGATCAAGGTTTGGACTCTGATGATCCGACTGTCGCCGTATATCAGGATTGGGCTAAGGAAAACGGGATTAGCCAGGATGCTTTCGAGGATCTTGCCGGTCGCGTTTTATCTATGGCAAAGGATGAGCAAGAGAGTGTTGAATACGATCAACGCGCTGAGATGGAGAAGCTAGGCTCTAACGCCTCTGAAAAGATCCAGATGACTGAGCGCATCCTCATGAAAGCGCCGCTCAATAACTCGGAACGTGAGGCGATAGCGTATTCTTTAAACAATGCTGATTCAATCAATGCGTTTTTAAAATACCATCAAGCGCTTACGAATGAGAATATTCCGATCAAACCGGTAGTGGAGCAGCAAGACTTCACCAGGGAAGATCTTGAGTCAGCAATCGCAGATCCTCGATGGAAAACAGATGCAGCCTGGCGCACGAAAATGGAGCGTCAATGGTTCCAATCTCAGCAAAGAGCGTAAACTCTTGCAATAACTATCGCTTGCGTGTATTTTGGCCATAACGGCTAACCGCGCACCGGCCCGTTAGATGTAGTATTCTACTGGTTGGCGCGACCATAACGCGCAAGCGACCGCCCGAACCTCGGATAACGGAAGCGTTTAATAGAAACGCAAAAGGAGGTTTTTGCAAATGGCGATTAACGTCTCATCCGCGTTTGTTGATCTTTTCGATTCTGAGGTCAAGCAAGCGTATCAAGCGGAATCTGTGCTTCGCGGCACAATGCGCACTCGTTCCGGTGTAGCCGGTAATACTGTTAAGTTCCCAACAATCGGCAAAGGCGTGGCAACTATCCGCGTACCGCAAACTGATGTTACCCCACTTAACGTAACATATGGTCAAGTAACTGCAACGATGGAAGATTACATCGCGGCAGAATACTCAGACATCTTCCAGCAATCTCACATCAACTTTGATGAGCGCTCTGAGCTGGTTCAAGTCGTATCTAAATCTATCGCTCGTCGCATGGATCAGATTATGATAGATGCTCTGAATGCGGCCACCGGCACATCAACCGTCGCAACGACTGTTGGCGGCGCTGGTACAAACATGAACATTGAAAAGCTCCGCGCTACTGCGAAAGCATTGAATGAGAAGAACGTGCCTTCTGAGGGCCGTAACCTTCTTATGCATGCTTCACAGTTGGATGCTATGCTCGGTGAAACTGAAATCACTAGCCAAGACTTTGCTGCTGTAAAGGCTTTGGTACAAGGTGAGGTCAATACATTCATGGGCTTTAATATCCTGACAATGGGTGATCGTGATGAGGGTGGTATTCCTAAGCCTTCTACTCGCACCTGTTTTGCCTGGCACAAAGATTCAATGGGTTACGCCGAGTCAATGGCGCAAAAAACCGAAGTTAACTATGTCCCAGAAAAGACATCGTTCTTGGTTAGCTCTATGTTCTCCGCTGGCTCCGTTGCTATCGACGGTGAAGGCATTGTCAAAATTTCTTGTACTGAATAAGGAGAATAAGACATGGCATTCGCAACAGCAAACTGGGCAACAGTTGCCGCCTCTAAGAGCGGCAATGCCCCTGCAATCTATAGCTATAAATCTTCTGGCGATAACAAAGCTGCTATCGCTGCATCTGGCTATTTTAACTCAGTGGAAGCTCTTATCACTACTGGTGATTGGATCTACACATATGGAAGCGATGGCGGTCAAACGCTTGTAGCAACCAACACATCAGGCGTTATCACAACGGCTGTAATCTAAAGAAAGAGAGGGCTGGATCTAACCGGCCCTCTCCACCCTTTACGGAGAACGATTATGGC